GGCGCGGCGATCTGTTCGAGAAGCGGCGGCGGCTCATGGCCGAATGGGCGGCCTATTGCGCGTCGCCCCAGCGCGGCGGCGAGGTCGTGCCATTGCGGTCCGCGTGAGTGTGGAAAGCGCCGCGACGAGCTTGCTTTTTGCGCGGTATTTTAGCAAAATCAACACGCTGGACGCATGTCTATCTTGGTAAGGTCAGCAGCAGCATCGGTATTGCACCGACTGGCCTGAGACCTCCCACCATTTGGGACCTCTCAACACCAGCTTCCCAAAAATCACTGAACGGCTGGCGCTCGTGCGCGTGCCGTTTGACCTTGGGGAGCAAAGAGGTCATGGCCGAGTCGCCTATCCGCATCCTTCGTCGCCGTGATGTCGAGCGAGCGACCGGCCTTCGTCGGTCGGCGCTCTACGACGCTATCTCTAAAGGAACGTTTCCGAGGCCGGTCCAACTCACGGAAAAGGCGGTCGGCTGGCCCGAGCCTGAGGTCGACGAGTGGATTGCCTCGCGCATCAGAGCGCGCGACGCCTCGTCCAAGTGAAGGGCGCGGCGATGGAGTATTTTGGAACAAGATCCAAAATGCCTCGCGGTCGCGGCATGGCACAGGCTTCCATCGATCTGATCGAGGCCATGTACGAGATCGCTGAGGCATTGCGGCCGATCACCGGCAGAGGCGTTGGCTACCAATTGTTCGTTCGCGGCATGATCCCGTCGATGGAAAAAGCCGAGAGCGGAAGGTCTATCGCTTGCTGGTCAAGGCGCGCGAGGAGGACATCATCCCGTGGGCATGGATCGTCGACGAGACGCGCGAGATGGAGCGCATCTCAACTTGGGACGATCCCGCGCAATATGCGCGTGCGGTCGCGCGCTCGTACCGGCGGGATTTCTGGAACCAGCAGCCTGTCCGTGTCGTGGTCGTGTCCGAAAAAGGCACCGTACGCGGCATCCTCAAGCCGGTGCTCGATGACTTTCAGGTTGGGTTCCTCCCTGTCCACGGCTTCAGCAGCGCAACCAAGGTCAAAGACCTTTCGCTCGACAACGATGGTCGTCCGTTGATCGCTTTGTACGTCGGAGACCACGATCCGAGCGGCCTCTATATGTCGGAGGTCGATTTGCCCAACCGCCTTGAAGAGTATGGCGGCGAGCACGTCGAAGTGCAGAGGATCGCATTGCTGCCGGGAGACCTTGCCGACCTTCCGGGCTTCCCCGCATCCGACAAGAAGAAAGACCCGCGCTATCCCTGGTTTGTCAAGAACCACGGAACGCGTTGCTGGGAACTGGACGCGATGAACCCGAACGACCTGCGCGACCGCGTCGAGGCCGAGATCGAGGCGCTGATCGACCGCGAGGCATGGGAACGCTGCGATGCCGTGAACCGGGCCGAGCAGGAGTCGATGCGCAGGATCCTCTCGGGATGGAAGGCACCCAAGTTCGACGAGGAATTAGGGGACGATGACGACGACGCTTAAAAGGGTTCGTGCGGTTAAGACTGTCTCTCAAGTTCGATGTATCTGTGAGCGCCAGAGAAGGCCGCAGACGAGCGAGAGCGTTGGCCAGTATCGGGGCACCCGACACGCCGAGAACGCCGTCCTGGCGCATCCTACGTGGCAGGGCGGGTCCTTCCTGGCGAGGAGGAAGATTGCGGGGGCGCTGCCGCCCGAGATTTCGGTCGCTGCAAAGAGAAAAGGTCGAGCCTCATGGGTGCATCTGAAGACGCCGTGACCGCCGCCGAGTTGGGCGAGTTCGTCGGCATGGCGACGCGCTCGGTTGTCGAGTTGGCGAAGCGCGGCATCGCGGTGAAGGCGGGGCCGAATCGTTATCGGCTGAAGGAGAGCGTTGCGCGCTATTGCGACGACCTGCGGCGACAGGCGAAGGGCAAGGGCGGGGAGGGCGCGGCGTCGGAGCGCGGGCGGCTGGCAGCTGCGCAGGCGAGCTATGTCGAGATGAAGACGCGGCGGCAGAACGGCGAGCTATTGGACGCGAAGGCGGTCGAGGCGGAGTGGAGCGACATCTTGCGGACGGTTCGCTCGGGCGTGTTGTCTGTGCCGTCGCGGCTGACGCAACTCGGGCCGCAGGACCGGGCGGCGCTCGACGCCGAGCTTCGGCGGGTGCTGACGGAGTTAGGGGGCAAACCGGCCAATTTAGGAATCGCCTCAGCGCCTCTCGCGGTCGAGAACGATGCCGGCGCTCGCTGAGGTCCGCCGCCGCGCCCTGGCGAGCCTGATACCGCCCGAGCGGGTGCCGCTGAGCCAATGGATCGAGTCGAACGTGCGGCTTCCACAGGGGCTCGCGGCGACGCCGGGGCCGGTCCGGTTGTGGCCACATCAAAGGGGCATCGCGGACGCGATAGGCGACCCGGCGATTGAGCGCGTGACGGTGCTCAAGAGCGCCCGCGTCGGCTTCACGTCTTTGCTGAGCGCCGCCATCGGGCACCATTGCGTGAACGACCCCGCGCCGGTCCTGTGCTTGCAGCCGACCGAGAGCGACGTGCGCGATTTCACCGTGAGCGACCTCGAACCGCTGTTCGAGGCCTCGCCCGCCTTGCGCGGGGCGCTGTCGCGCGACGTGGCGCGCAACGAGGACCGGAGCACGCTCGCGCATCGCATCTTTCCGGGCGGCTCGCTCAAGATCATCGCCAGCCGGTCGCCGCGAAACCTGCGGCGGCACTCGGCGCGCATCCTGTTTTGTGACGAGTGCGACGCTTACGAAACGAGCGCGGAGGGCTCGCCGCTGGCGCTGGCCGAGCGCCGCACACTGACCTTCGGCGACCGCAAAATTGTTCTCGGCTCAACGCCGTTGTTCGAGGAAACCTCCGCCATCTGCCGCGCCTATGCGGCCTCGGACGGGCGCGTGTTCGAGATCCCATGCGCTGCCTGCGGGACGTTCGCCGAGATAGCGTGGCGCATGATCGAGTGGCCGTCCGGCGAGCCCGAGCGCGCCGCCTTCCGCTGTCCGAGTTGCGGCGAGCTTGTCGGGGAGGAGCACAAGGCGAGCATGGTCGAGCGCGGGCAGTGGCGGGCGCTGAGGCCCGAGGTCCGAGGGCACGCGGGCTTCCGCGTCAACGCGCTTGTGAGCCTCTTGCCGAACGCCAGTTGGGGCAAGCTGGCGAGCGAGTTCGTCGCCGCGAAGGACAGCCCCGACACGCTGCGAGTTTTCGTCAACACGCTCTTGGCCGAGCCGTGGCGGAGCGATGCCGAGTCGGACCTCAACGAGGGCGAGCTACAGGCCCGCGCCGAGCCGTTCTCGCTCGACGCCATCCCGCCCGAGGTCTTGATCGTGACAGCCGGCGTCGATGTGCAAGTTGACCGGCTCGAAGCGAGCTTCGTCGGCTTCACCAGAGGCTCTGAGAGCCTCGTCCTGGCGCACGAAACCTTATGGGGCGCTCCGGACCAGGATGAGCCTTGGAGGGCCCTGGAGGAGCTTCTACGGGCCCGCTGGCGGCATCCGCTCGGCGGGAGCATCGGCGTTGACGCCGCCGTGATCGACTCGGGCTTCGCGACTGACTCGGTTTACCGCTTCGCCTTCCCGCGCGCCGGTCGCCGCGTCATGGCGGGCAAGGGCATGCCCGGCGCTCGCCCGATCATCGCGGCGAGCAAGACGCGCATCGCGACGAAAACCGGGCTCGCCGGTCGCCTGTGGATCGTCGGAGTCGACGGCATCAAGACGACGCTCTTCGCGAAGCTCGCGCGGGGCCGCAGCATCCGCTTCAGCGACAGTCTAGAGCCGTCGTGGTTCGAGCAACTGGCGTCCGAGCGCGTCGTCGTGCGCTACTCGCGAGGCCAGCCCGTGCGGATGTTCGAGCGCATCCCGGGCAAGCGGGCCGAGGCCCTCGACGCGATGGTGTACGCGACCGCCGCCCGCGCCTCGCTCGGCACCGTCAATTTCGACCAGCGCGAGGCCGCGTTGCGCCATCCCGAGAGCGCCCCGCCGCCCGTCGCGCGACGCCCCGCCGTCATCCGCTCGGCGTGGCTCGACAGACAATTACCCTTCGTCGCATGGCCCCGGGGGCCAGATTTCATGGATGGGCCGCCGCGCTCAAATCTCATTTCGAAATGAGAGCCCTAGCGTTACTGCAAGCCCTCTCCATCAAATCTGTCGCCGGGCGCCAGATTTCAGCATAGCGCCAGTGCAAGGGCTTCCACAGGCGGCCACAAGGCAGTTGACGACTCGCCTCTAAAGGCGCTCTCTTGCCGTTCCTCTTTCGCGAAGGGACGGAGACATGGCGAAGCGCACAACGGCCACGAAGGCACGCGGCCCGCTCAAGGGCGACGAACCGAAGCTCCTCGCAGCGCCGCCGCCCGACCTCACGCACGCGCCCGCCGCCACGGACACCGGAGGCGGGAGCGGCCCCGCGAACGACGTGGAGCATTTCTACGTGTGGAGCGCCGCCGCCTTCGCGGAGGTCTCGGGCGGGCTCAATGTGTTTACCGTCGCTTCCTTCATGCGCGAGACCGGCGAGTTTCAGGAGGCGCGCCCGGGGCAGGGGCTGGATGGCTGCTATCTCCTCCGCGAGTGCTTTCAACTCGCATGTTGGGGCGAGCTATCGCGGCGGATGGGCGTGTCGCTCAAGGCCGCCTCGCGCATCGCGCCGCGCACGCTCGACCTCTACGGCGAAATGCGGGGCGGGAGGACGCAGCTTGCGCTCTCGCTCGACCCGAAGCGCCTCGGGCAACCGGCGCTTTTCAGCGGCGAGCCGGTGTTCGTCACAATCGACCTGTGGAGCATCTGGCAAAGCTTCTGGCCACGCTTCCGCGCCTACGTCGTGAAGCACGATCCGAACATGCGGGGCGCGTGCGCGACCTTCGAAGCGCGGGTGAAGGACCTGCGCGAGGCGCTCGCGGCGGGGCTCTCGCCGGCATGATCCGCGCCGCGCTCGCCCGCTGGCTCACGCCGCCGTCCGCCGACCGGGCGGCGCGGGTGCCCGCTGTAAGGCGCTACGAGGGCGCTGGAGGCGGGCGAAGGCTCGCGAGCGCCGGGAGTATGCCGAGCCTCGCGGAAGCCATCCTGGCGCATCGTGGGCGGCTTGCAAGCCGTGCGAGATACGGGGTCGCGAACAATGCGCTCGCGGCGTCGGGTGCCTCGGCTTGGGTTTCGGGGCTCGTCGGCTCCGGCATCAAGGCTCAGAGCGCGCACCCGGACCGCGCCACGCGCGAGACCATCAACGCCGCGCACGAGTCGTGGGTTGATCGCGCCGACGCGGACGGGCTGCGCGACCTCTACCAACTGCAAGCCGCGTTCGCTCACTCGCTCGTCGTGAACGGCGAGAGCTTCGCGGCGCTAGTTTCGGACCCGGACACGGGCGAGGCTCGGGTCAAGCTTCTCGACCCGGAACAGATCGACAGTTTCTTTGACCGCGACCTCGACGCGGGCAACCGGATCGTCGCCGGCATCGAGCTTGACCGCTACGGACGGCGGGTCGCCTATCACATCCTGCGGGACACCTATCGCTTCGAGCGGGTCCGCGTTCCGGCTTCCGAGGTCGTGCATGTGTTCCGCGCCGACGCGCCGGGGCAGCAACGCGGCGTGTCGTGGTTCGCGCCTGTCATCCTGAAGCTGTTCGAGCACGACAAGGCCAGCGACGCGCTCGGCATGCGGCTGCAAATTTCCGCAATGCTGATGGGAGTGACGACCAACGCCAACGGCGACGGCACGGTGCCCTTCGATGGCGTCGAGGACGGTCGCGGCGGGCTCGAAGGCGGCATCGAGCCCGGCACCATCAAGAGCCTGCAACCGGGCGAGGACATAAGGTGGACCGATCCGCCGTCGCTCGGAGCCGAGAGCATCGGCTTCCTCACCGCGACCGCGCACGAAATTGCGGCCGGGCTGGGCATACCGTTCGAGGCGCTGACCGGCGACCTCTCGCAAGTGAACTACTCGTCTATCCGCGCCGGCCTCGTTGAGTGGCGAAGGAAATGCGAGGCGCTTCAGCACGGCGTGCTCGCGCTGCAAGCCCTCCGCCCGATCTATCGCCGGTTCGTCACGACCGAGGTCCTTCGCGGCGCGCTCGCCGCGCCCGGCTTCGAGTCCGACCCGGAGCCGTGGCTCGGCGTGCGCTTCATGCCGCCCCGCAATGACTGGGTTGACCCGGCCAAGGACGTGCAGGCCGAGCGCGACGCCATCGCGGCCGGGCTCATGTCGCGTCGACAAGCCGTGGCCGCGCGAGGCTACGACCTCGAAGCTCTCGACCAAGAAATCGCCGACGACAACGCGCGCGCCGCCTCGCTCGGACTGTCCTTCGCCGCACCCGCACCCGCTGCACAAGGGGTCACGCCATGACGTTTTTCGACCGCCTCTTCCATCGCGACGCCGGGGGCACACTGACCCGTCGCGCGCCAGCCGTCGCCGCCGCGTCATGGAACGCTCAGGCGCGCACCTTCGAGGCCGTGCTGAGCACCGGGGCCGCCGTCGAGCGGCAGGACGCTCGCGGCGCTTACGACGAGCTTCTCGACCTCTCGGGCGCGAGCCTGCCCGAGCGCATCCCGTTGCTCGACTCGCACGCTCGCGACAGCGTGGACAGGGTGCTCGGCAGTGTCGCGGGGATGCGCGTCGTGAACGGCGAGCTTGTCGGCACGACCACGCTCAGCCGGCACAACCCGCAGGCTCAGCGCATCGCGAACGAAATCAGCGACGGCGCGCGCTTCGGGCTCAGCGTCGGCTATCGCGTGAGGACCTGGCGCGACGGCACGGCGAACGGGCGGCGCACCCGCACGGCGGCGGCATGGGACGTGCTCGAAGCTTCGCTCGTCGCCGTTAGCGCCGACGACCGGGCCGGGATGCGAGAGGAACAGGACATGACACACCGGAACACCACACCGCCCGCGCCGGGATCGCGCGCCGCGACGAACGCCGAGCTTCGCACCATCGCCTCGACTGCGGGGCTGACGCGCGAGCACGCCGACGGCTGGATCGACCGCGAGCTAACCGTCGAAGCCGCGAGATCGGAAGCCTTCCAAGCGATGCGCGAGCGGACTGAGCCTGCGGCGACCATCTCGACCGTGACGCGGGCCCGCGAGCTGGACGACCCGCAAGAGCGCATCCGGGCGATGGGCGAGGCCATCTATATGCGTTCGAACCCGGCACATCGGCCAAGCGACCGCGCTCGCGCCTATGCCGGGCTGAGCCTTGTCGAGATGGCCCGCGAGAGCCTTCGCGCGGCAGGTGTCAGCACGACGGGACTGAGCGCCGCGACCGTGATCGAGCGCGCGACGGGCGGCATGGTTGGGCTTCACACGACAAGCGACTTCGCCCTCGCGCTCGGCGATAGCGTCGGGCGCGTGATCCGCGAAGCCTATGCTGCCGCGCCCTCGCCGCTGCGGCAGGTCGCCAGGCGCGTGACAGTGCCGGACTTTCGCGAGCGCGCCGTCATCCGCATGACGCCCGGCATGGCGCTGGAGAAGGTCAACGAGCACGGCGAGTTTCGCGGCGGCTCGATGTTCGAAACCGGCGAGACCTACCGCGTCGAGACCTACGGCAAGATCTTCGGCATCACCCGGCAGGCGATCGTCAACGACGACAAGGGCGCGCTGACAGACATCCCGCGCATGATGGGTGCGGCGGCGTCCGCCTTCGAGGCGAACTTTATCGCGCAGCTGTTCGTCACCAATGCCCTCATGGCTGACGGCTTCGCGGTGTTCTCGACGCAGCACGCGAACATCGCGGCGGCGGGCGGGGCCATCGATCTCACCACGCTCTCAGCGGCGCGCCTCGCCATGCGCTCGCAAACTGACGAGGCCGGGCAGGTGATCGGCGTCGTGCCCAAGTTCCTGATCGTCGCGCCCGACCGAGAGACAGAAGCCGAACAGGCGCTCGCGGAGATCGCCGCCGCGACGACGGCAACCACGAACCCCTTCGCCGGGACGCTCACCCTCATTGTCGAGCCGAGGCTTCCCGCAGGCGGGTGGTTCGTCTCCGCCGATCCCGCCGTCATGCCGTCCGTCGAGATCGCGACGCTCGAGGGCGAGCAAGAGCCCGAGGTCCGGACAGAGGTCGGCTTCGACGTGGACGGCACGCGCTTTCGCGTCCGCCTCGATGTCGGCGGCGCGTTCGTGGACTGGCGCGGCGTCTATTACAACGACGGGACGCCGTGATGACCATGCGCAGCACGGCTGCTGACTGGATAGAAGACGCGTGCCTCAGGGCCGATGTGCTCAGGCAGGCTTACTACCGGCTGCTTTCCGGCCAGCAGGCGGCGAGCGTGAGCTATCTCGCCAACGGCGTTCAACGGGCCGTCACCTTCAGCAAGATCGACCTCGACGCGCTCGCGACCGAGCTGCGCCTGGCTGAGCAACTGTGCGTCAACGGCGGGGCAACGCCGAGGCGCATCCACACCGTGCTTCTCTCAACCTCGAAGGGACTGTGACATGGCGAGGAACTGGCGACAGCAAGGGGCCGTGCTGACGGCCACAGCGCCCGCTGGAGGGCTGACGAGCGGCGAGGGCTACCTGACCGGGGTGTGCTTCGGCGTCGCCGCCACGGACGCCCTGGAGGGCGCGGAGGTGGAGCTGAACATCGAGGGCGTCTGGAGCTTGCCGAAGGCGGCGGGCGTCGTCGTCACCTTCGGCGATGCGCTTTATTGGGCGAGTGCGACGGAGAACGTCACGACCACGGCGACCGCGAACACGCGCATCGGGTTCGCCGCCCGCGCCGCCGTTGCGGCCGATGCAACGGTCGACGTTCGCCTCTGTCCGCCCGCCCTGCTTGCGGCATGAGCGAAAACCGCGAGCCGTCAGCTTCCGTGGAGAGCCGGTACCGCTCGGAGGTCCCGGCCCGGCTCAGGCGTAAGCGAGCGGCCCGCGAAGGGGGGTTCCTTCCGGTGTATTCGCCCCGAAACCAATAGACCGAGCGGCTTGATGCTGGAGCCGCATAAACAAAAACCGGCATCCCGGCGCTGACCCGGCGCTCC